GTTTTACAAAATGGCCGATATTCCAGCTGATTTCCAAGTCAACACTAGTGGTGTTGTCCATAATGTCTACTTTGATGTTGAGAAAGCAGAACGTGAGATCTCTAATATGTTGGTTTTGGATGCGGAGAGAGACCTGAAAATCAGGGAAGAGAATCCCTTTGTTACAGTAACAGTGTTTTGTACCACATGGCTCAGCAAGGCTTTTGGGTTCAACAAGAAGCATGATAATAGGAAAGAACATTTGCGTGAAGTTGTTACAACAGTCTTGCAGAGTGATGAGGCAGATAAGCATCTGTTGGATTACACGGAGACCTACACTGATATCACCACCTTGACTGTACATCATCAGGGTGAAGCTACTGTGGTTGAGAAGCGGCGTAAACATAGAACGAGAATACGTAAAGGTTATCGCTCTCTGTTCGCAGCTAGTATGGCCAATGAGGCTAAGATTAAGTTTGGGGCCCTCGTGTATAATGATGCTAATATGCTGATGGTGCGACGCTGGTTAAGCGCCCTGATTTCTACCGCTGAGTATAAGGACATGCGAAATGTCGATAAAGTGTTGGCTCTTGATAGAGCAACCTTTATGACATTTGTCATGAGTGATGACTTTAAGCGGTATCAGGTCTTGTTTGAGGACAAGAAGATGAAGGACCGGCTTCTGATGCGCTTCGGCGCATCAGAATGAGGGTGCCCAGTCGTGACTGAGGGCCAGGAGCCGAAACCTAGCAATGCGTACCAATTGTTAGCTCCTGGTCAGTTGACCGTCAAGAGACGGTTGGGTACGCCTCGTGTGCGACAATGCCTTAGGGTTTGCCGCACTTCTCCTTTAATCCAAATCGCGCCGTTTAATGAAAACATTGATACTTTACAGAGGGCTGTAGCGGAACGAGTTTTTCTTGTTAAAGAAAATGGTGTTTACGGCCAGCCCCCAAAACCTGTGCCTGGGTTTTTCCAGCAGCAATTAAAGCAAGTGAGAACACAGCTTCTGCCGTTCCTTCCTTCGACCACCCCGTTGAGCTTCCATGATGCAGTGGAGACGTTCCAGGGTTGCAAGAAGAAGCGGTATGAGCGTGCTTTTCAGAATATTGTGTCGACCCACACAGATGTTGCTGAAGAAGCTAAGGTAAAGGTATTTGTGAAGTATGAGAAAACCGATCGCACAAGTAAGGACGACCCAGTGCCAAGGGTCATATCGCCCAGAACCCCAGAATATAACTTGCGGATAGCAAGATATTTGCGTAAGGTGGAGGAGCCCATCTTTGACGCACTGGGTAAGCTGTTTGGTCATAAGACGGTCATGAAGGGAGTCACTATGGAACAAACTGGTAGGCTGCTTCGCGAAAAATGGGATCATTTTAAGCGGCCTGTTGCTATAGGGCTTGACGCTTCTCGCTTCGACCAGCATGTGTCTAGAGAGGCCTTGGAATTTGAACACACCATTTATGAAGCTTGTTTCCCTTTACAGAGTGACAAGCGGAAGTTGATGTCGCTGCTACGGCATCAGCTTGTCAACCATTGTGCTGGCTATACCAATGATGGTTCATTGAGGTATACAGTCGATGGTACACGCATGAGCGGTGATATGAATACTTCTTTGGGCAACTGTATCTTGATGTGTATGATGATTAAAGCGTATGCTGATCATTGTGGCATCAAGGTGCAGCTGGCCAATAATGGTGATGATTGTGTTGTCTTCATGGAGAAGCATGATCTTAACAAATTCCAAGTTGATTTAAATGGCTGGTTCCGTAATATGGGGTTCAACATGGTAGTTGAAGACCCCTCTTATGACTTTGAAAACATAGAATTCTGTCAAACGCGTCCAATTTTTGACGGGAAACTGTGGGTGATGTGTCGCAACCCGTGGACCGCTCTAGCCAAAGATTCTGTGCTTCTTAAAAATCCAAAGAATGTCAGCACATCTTTCTTTGCAACGTGGTTGCATGCCGTTGGTATGGGTGGAATGAGCCTGGCTGGGGGTATGCCAGTGTTCCAATCGTTCTACAGAATGTATATGCGATCTGGTTTTCAATATCGTAAGAATTGGAGAGGTAAGGCCACTTGTATGGATGGGAATGAGTTATTGCCGTGGTTTATGCGTGAGACAGGAATGAAGGGTAACAGGATTGAGAGTGTTATCACCTCTGAAGCCCGTTGTTCCTTTTATTACGCATTCGGTGTAACCCCTGACGAACAGGTAGCCTTAGAGAAGTATTACGATTCAATGTTTATATCCCTGCACACTGCTGAGGAGTGGCACCCTCGCAGTGTGTTTCCTTTTAAAGTATAATACACGATGGGGTCACCGCCTTTAGGAACCAAAATCATTTGAGATGCTAATCTAAATGCCAAGAGACTGCACGGTTCCCACCAATCATAGTGTGGCGGTGATGAACAGTCCCCTTATTGTTGGGGGATCCCATATAAACTATGTCAAGTTCAATCAAAACTTTAGCTAAACGTGCTCTGCCTTATGCTGCTCGCGCAGGTGACATTGTTTTGTCACAAACTGCTGTGGGCAAAGCGAACAGGGCGTTGCGACAGGTTAAAAATGCTGCCGTTCTTTATGAGGATCTTGTAAGTGCTGCTAAGGCGCTGGGTGTTGATAAGGTGAAGTTGCCACACATGTTTGGTGGCAACCCTACTGTTACACCTGGCGTTATGGGGCCTGGTATCTCATCTGGGTATCAATATACCAATCGTCCCCCTCGGTTTAATACCAGGGGTCAAGCTAATGGTAAAGTTGTTGTTACCCATCGAGAACTTGTGGCCTCTGTGGATCCTGTTGGGTCCTCTTGGGGCATGGATTCTGATTTTAATGGTATCCTCATCAATCCCGGTAATTATGCGCTGTTCCCATGGTTGGCCACTATTGCCACATCGTATGACAAGTATGTCTTTCGCAAATTGGTGTTTGAGTATGTTCCAACATGCGCTACCACTAAAGAGGGTAGAGTCATTTTGTCGATTGATGTTGATGCTTCAGATAGTCAGCCTGCTACTTATCAAGAGCATATGGCCACCATGAATGCCAAGTCGTCAACGCCTTGGATGCCTTTAACATTGGCACACTGGGCTTTACCCAAAACCCCTAAGTTCATCAGGAATAATTGGTTGTTAATTGCGCCTCATCCTGCTAGCGATTTTTGTGGTAAGTTGTTTTCATCCAATAGTGGGTTCACTGGTTCAGTTGGCGATATCTTCGTCAGCTATGTGGTTGAACTCATGGATCCACAATCTGTTATACCACCAGCTGTGGGATATACGCAAATAACAACCCCTTCTGCAACTGATCCGATGGGTTTTGGGGCTGGTGTTACTACTGCTATGGTAGGCACAGTGCCTGTTGAGTTGTATGCGGATGGGAGTGACTCGTTTTTCACATTCCCAATGCCAGGTGTTTATAGCATTGATATAATGCTAAGAAACACTGCTGCTGGGTTGTCATCCCCAATTCTTGCTGGTAATGCTGCTGGTAGATACCAGATGTTTTCTATAGCTTCAGATGGCAAAACCATTGCTTTCAAGTTTTTGGTTTATGTCACTGTTGCTAGGCAATACATTAAATTTCACATTACCGGCACTCCGCTTACTGCCACTTTCACTGTGTCACCGATTCCTTACGCCACCTACAACACGTTGATTACGAACATGACATCCTTTTAGTGGAGTGGAACCACTTGAAAAACCATGGACCAGGTGCATGGTCATTAAACATGTGCATTAGTTTATTGTGTGTTTGCTTTATGAGCCGCTTGGGGCCTAATACCAAGGAGCTGAATACCGGATGCCACATCCTGGGCTCGCAAAACTTGCGTGTCGCGATGTGGTTGGGACATACCGGTGCTAGGGCTTAAAAATATTTTCTTTTTCTTTTTCTGCCAGTTTGGGTCAAGCACACCTAAAACCTTTATGGTGCCCTGGTGTGCTGCAGTGTCAACCTGCGAACTCTCTGAGTAAAAAGC